TGCGCAGTGTAGTTTGGGACTCCATGCATGATGAAGGGCTGCCACTCGGGGGGCGGGAGCATGACACCCTCGAGGCCGTCGGCTCCGATGATGGTGGTGGCTATAAAGAAGCGGTGGTGGCCGTCTACTAGCATGCCGTTCGGACCTCCGTTGGAAGGAGAGAAGGTGCCGTCTGTGCAGAAGATTATTGGATCGAAACGCTTTCCTGCTGTGATGATTTCGTGGCAGCGCTTGAGAGAGATGGCCTTGTCCACTTGAAGCATTTTGCGTGCGAGGGCGCGGTCGGTTGGGAACCATAAGATCTCGAGGGAGCCTTCTGCGATGCGCTTTAGGGTATAAGCGCGGAGGGCGGTGGAGTCGATGTGTGTATTCTCGCCCGTGTGCTCGTCCACGTAGGTGTAGATGTGGTGGATCTCGCTCATGATTTGGGCTCCTTGAGGGTGTTTTCATGAGGCGGCTCTTGGGCCGCCCCATCATGAGACGTCTTCCTCTAGTTGGGAGAGGACGGCGTGCAGGTGGTTAGCCCAGTCGCGTCGCTCGTCGAAGTCGAATTGGTGGATGCTGTTAAGGCGCATCGCGAGGACTAGGAGTTCATTTAGGATGTGGCCTTTGACTGGGTAGTAGGACTCTGGGGTGAAGCGGCGAGACTGCCACAGCTGGTGCTGTAGGAGGTTTTGGGTTTTGCTGGGGATCATGGTAGGCTCCTTCGGCGCTTGCGCTTCATGGGAGGTGGGCCTCCATGTAGTGGTATTTGCCGCGGCCGCGGACTGTGAGACTGGAGTCGTCGTCGAATGTGTAGGTGATTGTGAGGCCTCTCGCGTCCCATCGGTAGGTGACCTCCGCGCCGAGCTTGCGCGCAATTTTTACTACGGAGATTGTCTTTGTGGCCGAACGCTTGAGGGCGATGGCCTGCTCGGCGAGGGTGGGATGTGTAAGCAAGTTGGTTTTCCTTTCTCTTCATTGGCCGAGGACTTTAGGCCTCGGCCAATGAAAGGGGGTCGTGGAGTTTTATTTCGCGGATGAGCCAGGCCTCGGGGTTGTTTACGGTGTCGTCTGCAATGTGGAGGCCGGGGATGCAAAGGGTGGAGGTGACTTGGGGGAAGGCGGGCGCGAGAAGGGACTCCATCTCGGTGCGCTTGAGGGCGCGGCCGAGTCGGAAGGGCCAGCCGCCCATGAAGCCGTGGTGTTTCTCCTCGAGTTGGAAGAGGACTTGGCGCAGGAAGGCGGGGTGAGTTAGGGCGTAGCAGGATGAGGCAAGGTCGAGGGGCGTGGTCTCGATGCGCGTGAAGATGGAGACGCAGTTCACAGAACCTCGGCTTGTAAAGCCGAGGTTCTGCTCGTCGGCTGCACCCATATCGCCTACCCAGAGTTCTATTGGGCGGCGGGCTGAGAGTGCGCGGGCGAGGGCGAGGATTGTTATGCCTCGGCGTTGGGCCTGTAAGGCCGTGATGCCTGCGGAGATGGAGAGGTCTACGATGATGGCAAGGGGCGCGGATATGGACTCGGCTTTAGCCCGCCGCCGCATTGCGAGCGGCGATCCAGAAAGGTGGGCGGGCACGTTTGGGAAGTAGCCTGCGATGTCGTCGATCCAGACATTTCGGGTCGAGGGCATTTCGATGTGGGCTTCGAGGCGCTCGAGCATTTCGTCGGATTTGGAGACTTGCGAGGTGTCGCCTGTAAAGCAGAATTGTATGGCCTTCTCGAGGCCGAGGCCGAAGTCCCAATTAGGGCTGGACATGCTGGAGCGCAGGTGGCTTGCGCGGGCGAACTCCCCGAGTTCGCCAAGCGAGTCCGCGATTATGAAGTGATTGAGGCGGCCGGGGAAGGGCGTGGCCTCGTGCGTGAAGCGCCTCATATCAACTCCACCTGTTTGCGCTGGTCGGGGTTGAGGTTGGCAAGGTAGGTTAGCTCGGCTACTTCGTTCTCGTTGGGGAAATTGCCGCTGGCGAGCATGCCCGCGCCCGCATAGGTGAGGCGTGGGTCCATGATTACTTTGAGGCCGAGTTCTCGGGCGCGCTTACGGGCACGCTGGACTCGCTTGGCCCATGATGGGTTGCCGGATATGGAGATCTCGAAGGGCTCGTCGTAGTCCCAAAAGAGTTTGGCCGGGAAGCGGGATAGGAATGCTGCGTCGAGCTTGACGCGGCCTACGTAGTCGGATGTTGCGCCGAGGCCCCATGTGTTCGCCGTGGCGATGATGATGCTGTCGGGGTGCCGGGGAAGGGGTGTTGGGAGGTCGGGGAAGTCGCAGAGGCCGTTTGCGGTGGCTGCGTTTAGGGGAATGAGGGCGGCGTTGTCGCTCGAGTCTACGTCATCGAACTGGTAGATTGCGGGCGATGTGAAGCCTTCGCGGAATGGGGTTGTGTGGTAGCGGCCAGTGGCGTCCTCGTAGCCGATGAGTTTGTGCTCCATGTTGACCGCGCCGTTGAAGTAGAAGGGAAGGGAGAGGGCCTCGGCGAGCTGGCGGCCGCCCGTGGTTTTGCCTGATCCGGCAGGCCCGGCGATCCAGATGTTTGGGTGGAAGCCGTCGGGCTGGCGGCTGCAGGCGATGCGTAGGAGCGTCTCGAACTTCGGGTGGCGATGCGCGATGGGCAGGGTGGTTGGGACGCCCAATGGTGGGACGAGTTTGATTGAGATTTGGCGCGTGGAGTTGATCTGCGTGAGAGCATCGTCCACTCGGGCGGTGATGGTGGCGGTTAGGGCGCTCATGCGCTCGGATAGCTCTTTGTGATCGAGGCGGTGCAGGGCTTTTAGGTTGGCCTCGGAGTTGGCTATCTCGGATTTGACTTTGTTGCTGATATTGTGCGTGATCTGGGCGAGCATGTCCGCGATTTGGTCGCTCGAGACGCCGCTGGTGGGGGATGGTGCCTCTATGGACTCGGCGTCGATGAGTTCGAGCATGTCGGCTGCAGTGCGGGCTTTGGTTGCGGTGGAGGGCTCGGTGCCGCTCCCGTTGCAACGGAAGCAGGTGCCTCCGAATTTGCGGCCGGAACCGGCGCAGCGAACACATAGTTTTGCGGGCATGGTATACTCTCGAGGTTTGCGCAGCTGCGCGTGGTTAGATTAGGCTGTCTGCAGTGCAGACGAATGATGGGGCTTGGGAGTCTTTCGAGAGCCGCTGCTTGTCAGCGGCTCTCGAAATCTCGGATGGGGTTGCGCCGCGCTTGAGCATTGAGGAGAGTTGTGCGCCGGAGAGGCCGGGGCGGAAGCGGCGGACTTGGACTGTGCCGGAGTCGCGTTTGCGGGATGCGATTGCGCGATCGGCCTCGGATGTGAGGCGGCGGCCTTGCGCGCTCATAACGCGACCTGTTAATTGACATATGCGGCAATTAGAGGTTGGATCAGATTGATGTTCGAGGAGGTGTTTAGCTAAGAGGGCGGGACTTGCTCCCGCCCTCTTAGCTAGGAGTATGTCATGGATTGTGCGCTCCGCGTGCGAGGGGCGCAATGGGATTGGAGTCTGATCGGCTGTTAGGCCGATCACTGCAAGGCCGTCGGGCGCGTCAGTGATAAGGCATGCGGGCGCGTCAGATGGGGCTGCAATTAGGGTTAGGTCGCCATACTCGTTTGACATTTGAGCGTATCTCCAGAACATTACACCTTAGCATGGGACTGTGGTGGATGTATGGCGGGATTGTGGCGGAAATAAGGTATTTGGGGGGTGTATGCGTAGGTTGTATGCACCCTAGGATGCGCCCACCACACCCATTAAGTTTTCGGAGTAGCCGGAGTACAGGATAATTATGTAAAAAAAAAAAATAAAAAATAGAAAAACATACTCGGGGTCCGGTGGGCGCATACACCGGGGTTATGCGTAGGGTGTATACGTCAGAGTCGTGCGGATTTTCCGAAGAGAGCCCACCTTTGGCGGTCCCAACACGCAATTTTTAGATGGGACTTGCCAGTCGCACCTAATTTTTATATGAGACTGGGCACATTTTTCCCTTGCAACATCGTTCGAGTTCGATTATATTCGCATTGTTGGGACGGATTGACCGGCCCAGTAAGTCGGCAAAGCCGAAGAGAACGGAAAGGTTAGTGAGATGTCACTAGGAACATACGAGTGCGGCGGTCTTGAGGTTGATCTCGACCGTTTTCCCCCGGCGGTTGTTATCGGCTTCGTGCGGCGCACCATTGCACATAAACTCGGTAACGAGGTCGCGAGCGCCATTATCCGCGTCAAGGATAAGTACGCAGTTGACAATGGCGGCGCGACGATGCCCGAGGAGGATGTTGACGCCGAGGTCATGCGGATGCGCGAGGCGATGGTTGCCAAGTTCTACGATGGCACGGTTGGCTTGCGAGTCGGTGGGCCGCGCGGCTCCACCATTGAGAACATTGCCTTTGAACTGGCAATGAAGCAGGCGCAAGAAACTCTTGAGCCGAAAGGCGCATGGCCGAAGCCGGATAAGAAGAACGGCGTCAAGGCCGAGGATGCGACGGTCGTGTTTGCGGGCGAGCCGCATACGCGGGAGATGTTGGCGGACTTGGTACTCGATAAGTACCGCGACCAGCTCATGGCCAAGGCCAAGGTTGTGCATGAGGAGCGTATGGAAAAGGCCAAGGCGGCCAAGGCGGCTGCGGTCCCGGTCAAGGCCAAGGTCGAGGAGTCGGCGGCCGATCTCCTCTAAGAGTATGGGGCGGGACAATGTCCCGCCCCATCCTACTTGTGACAAAGCTCCGGTTCGCCGGAGCTTTTTCTTTGAGGCTCTCCCTTGGGAGAGGGGGGGGGTGGCCCGATGGAGATCCTATCTCCGAGGGCGCATCACTCCCACGTATTTTTTAAAAAATAGTACAGCCCACCTAAAAGACCAGTTGAGCGAATCTCCTAAGTAACACTCCCTAAGCCTTCTACATGTTAACAAGCGGCGAAGCCGCGGTTCCAGACTCCTTCGATAGTCTCACATGTTAACAACGTCAGCGACTCGGCCCACCCTATCGCCCAACCACGCGCCGACCACTTGACAGACTGGAACAAAGGGGCCATAATTCCCGTTAGCGCGCACTCCGTCTCGAGCTGCATATGACGGACGACCAAATTCCAGAAGATATGCTTGATGCGCTGCCCGCGTTCGGGCGGCCCCAACTCCCCCGCACGGGCCGCGAGTCCAGTGCGAGTCTGGCCGAAATCAAGGTGCAGCATCATAAGCTGGCGCAGCTAGTCGCGGCGGGCCTGGACAATACGAAGGTCGCGGCGATCGCTGGATACTCGCCCGCGTATGTCGGCCAGATGAAGAACCACAATCCGGCCTTCCGCGAATTAGTCTCCTACTATTTGAATAATCATGAGCTTGAGCTACTGGAGGTGCGGGCGAAGCAGGCCCGCCTCGGGGAGCTGGCTGTGGATGAGCTGACCGATCGGCTCACGCACCAGCCCGAGAGCTTCAGCAATCGGGAGCTGATGGAGGTCGTGGACTCTAATACGAATCGGCCGCACCAGATTGAGGCCGCCTCCAAGTATCCAGTACGAGATATGAGTCCGGCCCCTGTCACCATCCAGTTCGTGACTACGGATGTGCATGGGACGGTCATTGAGCATACGCCCGCGCCTCCCAAGCTGGAGAATGGTGATGATAGGTAGAGTGGCGCAATCCGTTCTGCGCCCGGGGAGGTTGTGGCATAGCGGCCTGTACCCCCTTGCTGCTGTGGTAGCGATCTTCCTAGCGGGGGCTTCGGCCCCCGCTTACTCTCAGACGCCCGTGCCGACCGCAGTCATTCTGCCGAATGGCTTCACGCAGTTCTTAGATATGAATGGGAAGCCGCTCGCTGGCGGGAGCGTGGCGTTCTTCCAGCCAGGGACCACGACACCCAAGGACACCTGGCAGGACCCTTATCAGACTATTGTTAATCCGGCAGTGATTACGCTGAATGCGTCTGGCGAAGCGCTGATCTGGGGCGTCGGGATCTATAGGCAGGTCGTGACCGATGTGGCGGGGAACCAGATCTGGGATCAGCTGACTGGTGGATATAATTGTACGGGCGGGGGCTCGACGCCGGGAGGCGCGCCAGGGGCGCTTCAGTACAATAATAATGGGATTTTGGGCGGCCTGGCACTTGGGAATAGTAGTCAGGTGCTGTATGGGAATGCGAGCGGGCCTCCGACCTGGGGGCCGCCCCCGGCCGCGAGTGTGGGGACGATTTCGGGCCTGGGAGCGGGGGTCGCCGCGGCGTTGGCGCAGCCGCTGGATGGAAGCGGGCCGCTGGTTGCGGAGAATGGGGCCACGCTTAATAATCCGACTCTCAATAATCCGACGCTGAATGGGGCAGTGACTTTTACGGGGGCTACGGCGGCCACGATGGGCTCGCTCATACTGACGCAGCCGACGCCCAATGGGCCTTCTGGATCTATTGGGTATGGGAACTCGACGTCTGGGCCGAGCTTCTGTGGAGGCTATCCGTACTTTGCGAATACAGGCTGCTTTATTGTTTCGATTAATGGCATACCGGCCTACATTCCATACTGGAACTGAGCTTGCGGTGAGAAGGAGGATGAAATGAATAGACTTCTGCTTGGTGCGGCCCTGATTGTGGCCTTTGGAGCACAGCCCGCTAGGGCTGTGCTCCAACTGGCCGCCCAGATCGGGCCAGATAGTTTCTTCTGCGCGGATAATACGAGCTGTGATACTAATCCGGCCGTGGGCATTCTGCAGGTGAATGACACGGTGATTGACGGGATCGAGGTGAACGGGAGTTTGCAGGCGTCTACGAAGGCGCCCGGCTTCAACACGCTGAATACCGGGAGCCTGTCGATCACTAATACGAACGGGAGTCCTATTACGCTGGTGGTCGCGGTCAGCGATACTGACTTTCTGCCTGTAGCGCGGCGAGTGAATACGGCGGGAAGCGGCGTGTGGCAGGGGCCTGGTGGGTCGACCATCCTGATGAACTGGGCGGTCGATGCGGCCGATGCGCAGGGTGCGAATACGGCGTTCAATGTGCCTGGGACGACAATCGACACGTTCGCAGAGACTGCCAAGGCGATCGCGGACAGCTTCTCGCATGACGGGGGCGTGGACTTGACGCTGACGAGCCCATTCTCCATGACGGAGCAAGCGACGGCGACCTTGAGTGCGGGCGAGAGTCTGGTGAATAGGGGGCAGGCCGAGGTCACGCTGGCAGTGCCTGAGCCGGGGACGTGGGTGATGACTGGATTGGGGTTTGCGCTCTTGGCCGGACTCGGGGCGAGGGCGAAGGGTAGGATGGCGCTCTATTGAACCGCACTCCAATAGTGCTTGCTGTTCTGCTCGCTCTTGGGAGCGGGCTTCCAGCCCGCTCCCAAGAGGACCTGGTGACTGCGTTGCGGCAGCAAAGGGAGGAGGCGCTGGACAAGGTGGCGCAGGCGTATATGACTATTATTAAGCTGCAGAGGGAGCTGGATCGGATGAAGGCCGACGAGGCGAAGAGGGTGCAGGGACTTGCTGCTCCGGCCAAATAGACGCGATCTCCTAGCAGGAGCTGCATCTCTTGGAGCAGCACGGCTTGCCCGTGCTGCTCCAAGGCAGCTGTGCGGGAGTGTGGTGCTAGCGCCGCCAGCGCCTCCCGCCTGTAGTCCGACACAGAATTTAGTTAATTTCGTGCAGTTTAATGGGGTGATTAATGGCATAATTAATGCGAACTGTAGGTTTACGCCGCCCAGTGCATTTCCTTACTGTGCGTTTAGTGGATGGGCCTGTTTGCCGTTCACACATTCGGGCGGGAGTGACTGGGAATTTACTCCGATTAATGTGTTCGGAGTCAGAGTGGTGGGGAGCCTTACCAACTCGTATGTGGAGGTGCTGGTCTATAGGAATAATGCGAACTTTGGACATGTGAACTTTGATGGGATCTATCCACTTAGTCCATTTGAGCAGTGGCATGTACTTGTGAGTGTGAATTGTTTGACGCAGGTCGTACAGGTATATGTGAATGATACTCCGATGGGGGCGAATAATAGCCCGAGCTGGCTTGCGCTGGAGGACATGGCTCAGCAGACGACGAATGGCTCGGGGAATTTGACTGGAGTGTATGTGGGCGCGTTGGGCGGGCTGTATCCAGCTGCTGCAGACTTCTGGTGGTTCGGGAGTATGACGGATTGGCTGGATTTGAGCGTGGTCGCGAACAGGAGGAAGTTTATTAATGCGGATTTGACGCCGGTATATTTGGGAGCTAATGGGGAACTGCCGATGGGCACTCCGGCTCCGATTTTCTTGACGGCGCGAACCAGTGCGAATGATCTGATTACGAACTATGGGCTTGGTGGGGTGCCGTATCCGGGGTATAGTGCGAGCTTTAGTGTTAATTTGGGGCAGTCTTCGGGCGAGACGTTGCCGCCACTCACTATGCAAGATCCGGGTGTGTGCCCGTGTGCTACGAAGGGCTGCGCGAATTATCAGGTGGTCGTATGGAGTAGGGGTGGTTTGCCGAGCGGGAATACGGTGCCCGCGAACTTTGTGGTCAGTAATGATAGTGGGAGGACGTGGACGAAGACGGCGCGGACGGACTCGCTGAGTGGGGATGCGTGGGGCTCGAGCTATGTGGCTGTGAATGATGGTGTATATAATGAGTATCTGCTGCTGGATACGTTCGTTAATCCGAGCTATCCTGGATTCGCGCTCGTTGCGACCAGTGGGTGCGGGACTACGGTGTGGAATAGCTCGGGCGTTTGTAAGACGACCATTGCTGCGTTTCCGACTGCAGCGGTGGTCCAGTGGTGGAATAATACTCCGATTTCGGCGCATCCGGTGGGGACCTGTCCGTGGCAGAGTTATACGGGGGCGCTGGCTGGGAGTGATGAGGTTGCGGCAGGGTTGAATGAGCATGGGTTCGGAAGTGTGAATTTGCACTATAATACGGGGGTGAGTACTGATGGGGGTGCTAGCTGGACGATGGGAGGGACGGACTCGGCGAGGACGCCGCCGCAGACGAATGGGCTGTTCTATGCGGATCAGTTTTTCTCGGGCGGGAATACGGGGAGCACTATATTTGCGCAGTCTGCGGGCGGCGCAAGCATGTATCTGGTGAGTGGGACATTCGTCTATAAGAGTACGGATCATGGATTGACGTGGACGAGTCTGGCGACGGCGGATCTGCCGCAGGTGCTGTGGACGCCGACGGGCCAGCATATTGTGCAGTGTGTGGGGCACATCAAGTGTGATACTACGGGAAATAAGATTGTCTTTGCGGGGCAGATGTATAACTCGGATGGAAGTACGTCTGTGAGTCCGAGCGTCTGGGCCACTGCGAATGGGGGCACGAGTTGGAGTAATGTGGCTAATCCAAGTGTGCTGGGGATCTCCAATGGGGCTGGGACGCAAAGCATTTGGCTGGGGATGAGCCCGAATGGGAATGTGCTGCTGCTGGTGAGCCCGACTGGAGGAAGCCCCGCGTATGGGGTATGGGCCTCGTTGAATGGGGGAAGTACTTGGGTGAATGTGGCGAGTACTCCGGCACAGGGGAGCCCCGCGATCGGATGTGCAGTTTCGCCGGATGGGGAGTGTTTTGCGGTGCTGTTGGGGAGGCATGGGCCGAGTTCTACGTCAGGAAGTCCGACGACCTGGATGGAAGTGAGTACTGATCAGGGGAATAGCTGGTGCTCTATGGAGGTGCCGTTTGATTATGTGACGGCGACGTCGGACCTGTATGTGTTCCCAGCGGGGTCATGATGTGGAGTGATGAGCGACCGTGTGCCGACTCTGCCGTACCCGGCAATGACCGGAGTAGTCACTGCACTGATCGTGGCGGTCGTGCTGCTGACAGTGCTGACGGTGCTGCGGAGGTGGGGCGGGGCGAGTACTCAGTTTCTGACTCCGCGGTTCGTGATTGGGATAGTGGTAGTGTTCGCGTTTCTGGGAGTGACGGCCTATGGGGCGGTAGCGCAGATTCCGCAGAGCGAACAGATCGGACAGCTGTTGGGGGCTTTAATAAGTGCGTTTACTATTATTGTAACTTATTTCTTTGGGCCGACTGCCAGAGACAAGAACGATGACGACCCACCGAAGTAAGACTGCAGAAGTGAAGGGCGGGACCGTCTATGAGAGGGAGTATTTCTTTGACTGTGTGCGGGCAAGTCTGTTTAGAGGGAAGCTGACGCAGAGTCAGGTCGATGGGATGAATTATATTCTGGAGAGCTGGGAGAAGTATTTCCCGTTTAAGCTGACGGAGCATCTGGCGTACGTGCTGGCGACCACTTTCCACGAGACTGCGCAGACCATGCGGCCGATTGAGGAGTATGGGAAGGGGGCGGGCTATGCGTATGGGAAGCCGACGGGGCCGTACAATAAGGTGTACTATGGGAGGGGGCATGTGCAGCTGACCTGGGAGGATAATTATAAGAAGGCTACGCAGAAGATTGTACCGTACGGGCTGGAGGCAGATCTGCACAAGCAGCCGGAGCGGGCGCTCGACGATGAGATCTCTGTGGTGGTGATGTTCGATGGGATGGGAGACGGATGGTTTACGGGGAAGAAGCTGAGTGATTATCTGACGTCCTCTAAGGAAGACCCGGTTAATGCGCGGAGGGTGGTGAATGGGACGGATAAGGCCCAGACCATCGCCGATTATTACTGGAAGTTTAAGGAGGCGCTCAAGCCGGTGCCGGAAGAGGTGCCCGACGTGAGTGATGGGCCGCAGATGCCTGATCCCAAGGTGACCACCGTAGATATTACTGTGGAGGCTGATGCGCCGATTAGGCTCGTAGTGAATGGGATGGAGATATGATACTCTGGCTCCCAGTGATTGGGCTGATGGGGGCGCTGCTCATATTGACTATTTTTGCGCTCATGGACTTCTATGCCGTTAGTCAATGCTTTTCGCTGGCGCATAGTGGCGCGGAGCAGACGGCGCTGTGCGCCCCGGAGCATATATTTAGGACGGCGCTTGAGATTGGAGGGATGGCGATTGGACTGTATGGGGCTGGCGTGCTGGTGAAGAGGGGGGCGGCCAAGGATGTCAGCCAGGAGGATTAATGGGATCAAATGGGCCAAGCAGCTGGCTGCGAGGCCGGGCTGCATTCCGGAGAATAGGAGGCCGACGGGTGCGAGGGCCCAGGGACTCCTGTATGAAAAGGATCTAGAGAAAGGTCTTGCGACGCGCTTTGAGCGCGGCGCCTGGTGGGAGTTTGAGGATCGGGAGGGGAAGGGGTTCTGTCAGACGGACTTCTGGGCGGGGGCGAAGGAGTGGGTAATTATTCTGGAGGTGAAGCTGAGCTGGTGCGAGGAGGCTGAGGATCAGCTGTTTGGACTGTATTGTCCGGTGCTGAGCAAGGCGCTGGGCGTGCCCTGGAAGAGACTGCTGCCGGTTGTGGTCTGCAGGAATTTGGCGAGGGGCTTGGATAGGCCCATTAAGTCTACTCTGCAGGAAGCGCTTAGGGCTGTGAGGGAGAATGATAATTGGATTACTGGGGCGCCGGTGTGGCATCATGTGGGAGGTGTTCCAATGCTGAGGGCTGATGGCTTGTGAATGAGCACGCATGGCCCAAATCGAAGGATGATAGGCTGGAGAAGCTGCGGATAGAGCAGCTGAGGGATGAGGTAGAGGTGTTGAGGCTGGAGCTTGAGAGGCTGAGGGGCGAGAGGACGGATCTGAGGCGAAAGCTTGAGTGTATGACTGAGGTTGTCATCGAGATGTGCAGGGTGGTAGAGAGATGATCCATCTGGCGATTGCGATACTGTGGCTGGCGATCGGGGTCATCATTCTGGGAGGTGTGATTTATCTGGCTTTGAAGGCCGTCAAGCTGTATTGGCCTGCGTTCGATCCGCGGATTGAGCAGGCAGTGTGGCTTGTGTTCGGGATACTGATCCTGATCTATGTGTTGAGTGTGCTGTCGGGAGCGGCCCCGGTGCCCTCGCTCGGAATGAGGTGACGCGATGGCAAGAGGTAAGTTGCCTGGCTTCGAGAAGAAGCCCGAGAAGTCTAAGCCGTTTCCCTCTCAGAGGGGAGAGGTGAAGACGGTGAAGAAGGAAGACAGGGGCTCGGAGCGGTTTCCTCCGGGCAAGATAGTGAAAGGAAAGTGACATGGCCGACAAGGAAGCTGAGATTGATAGGGGTGCGGCTCACGAGCCGAGTGTGAGAAGGAGCAAGCCCGCCGGAGGTGGGCAGCTGGATGGCGGGTCGCCGAGTGAGGCGGCTCGCGATCTGAAGGCGCAGCACCCGATCAAGTATCATGATCTGGGACCGCATCATGGGAAGCATCATCATGAAAGGCATGAGCCGCTTCATGGGATGCATCCCAAGAGCAGACATGGGCGCTAATTAGCGCTCGTGGGGGCCGAGCAATAGGGCTCGGCCCTGCATTGGAGGAGGTAGATATGCCTTTTGTTAAAGGATGGCTGAAGATTGTTGGTGGTGGTGGCAGTCCGGAGCATCCGATTGCTCCGGGCGGCGAGGGTCCGGTCGACCCTGGCTGGGGAATTCCGGAGGGCGGAAGTCCGGAGCATCCCATTGCTCCGCAGCCTCCAGGGTTCTGGGGCGGTGTGGCTCCGCCGTGGGTCGATAATACGCTGCCGCCGTCGCCTCCGGGGATCTGGCCTCCGGCTACCCCGGCGCACCCGATCCAGCCGCTGCCGCCTGAAGAGGAGGGACAGCCAGGGACTCCGACGCATCCGATCTATGAGCCTGGCACTATATGGCCGCCCGTCAATGGACCGGAGGGCAAGTTCCTCGTGGTCTGCTGGGTGCCGGAGTTCGGATGGAAGTATGTGATTGTTGATCCGAGCTTGAAGCCGGATAACGGGCTGCCGGAAGAGCAGCCGCACCCCGAGCCGCACTAAACGGCTGAGCCTGAGGCCCCAACTCTAGAGGAGTGCTTGTGATGAAGTTGAATATGGTAATTGGAGTTGGGGCTGAGGGCAATGGTCCTGCGTGGGCTGGAAGAGGGCTCCCGCGGGCCATGAAGATGCCTGAAGAGACTCGGCCCGAGTGCCTCAATCCAAAGACCGCTCCGAGGAGCGGGAAGAAGAGTGTGGACTCGCGGCCGAAGCTCTCGAGCACGAGGGCGGTTAGTCATGAGTATGTTCACTCGTATCTGGTGAATGATGCGCCGTCGCAGGAAGTGCCGAAGTATGTTCCGGAGACTATGAACCCGGATGTGTCGGGCTTCACCTCGCAGAGGTGCCTCGATGGGCCTCGTAAGACGGGTGTCGGCGAAGAGTCGCTGAAGGGGGCGATGTGCGAGCTGAAATGATGCGGCGTCTCGCAATTGCGCTGTTGGCACTCTGTGGGACGGCCTCCCAGGCCGTCCCACAATTTACGGGGTTTCCGCCGACTGGTGGGCCGCTGACGGGGCAGGAATGGCTCCCGGCGGATGGGGCCTTTGGGCCTGAGAGATTTAAGACGAACCAGATGACTGGACAGAGTTTTGGGGTGGGCGTCTCTGGGAATGTGCTGATTGCGGGGGATGCAAGCCAGAATTTGTGGCAGAGGAATACGACGGGCGGTGGGCCGCTGGTCTCGAGTACGCTGCTGTTTGGGCCTGATCGCTGGGCTTACTGGGCCGCGGCGGGGACGCAGATGGTCGTGAGTAGGAGCACCAATGGAGTTACGCCAGGGTTCCAGTACTCGTATAAGATGGCGAGGGCGAATACTAGTGCGGGCACGGCGCAGATGTGTATGGTGCAGGAGGTGTCCTCGGCGAACTCGGTGCAGCTGAGCCAGAAGATTGTAGAGTTTGACTTTGGGGTGCGGACGGGAGCGGACTTCTCGGCGAATGCGATTGCGCTGTATTTGGTGACGGGGACGGGCCAGGATGAGGGGGTGATTAAGATGGCTTTTGGCCTGAATGGCCAGGGCGGTGGGACAGTGGGATGGACGGGGCAGGGATTGGCAGCGTCGGCTGGGTATTCGGGGATGGGGCCTAGTTCGAGCTATCATCCGGTGGCGGTCACGTTCATGCCGCCTGAGACTGAGGTTGCGGCTGTGGTGTGCTGGACGGGGAGTGGGACGGCAGGGGCGGATGACGCGATTTATTTGACTGGGCTCCAGGTTAGGATTGCGCCGTATCTGCAGGCTAGGGGAGCGTTGGCTCCGGCGCTGGATGCGAGCGAGGTGCAGGTGCCGGGGTTCGTTTGGAGAAGCTCGGAGCTGGAGGCCCTGCTTCAGGAGCAGTATTTGGCCGTGAGGTGGGAGGGGGCGGGAGTGAGTCCGGTGGCGGGGTGTGCCGACTCGTCTGGATCGAGTACAGAGTGCTTCGTGAAGTTTCCAGTCATTATGAGGAAAGTGCCTGTGATGACTTATGGGGCCGGGTTCCAGGTAGATCAGGTGGGTGGTGGAATGCAGGCTTGTGTGGCTCTGGCGACGGTGGGGCAGCCCTCGACGATTGGGGTGCTTGTGGGATGTACAGCGAGTAATCCGACTCCTGTTGCGGGGTTTATGTATGAGGCTGGGGGAAGTGGGCTGTTTATGGCTGATGGGGAATTGTATTGATTGGGCTGGGCCCACCATTGGGCACCCCAACGCCGGAAGGCCAGCTGTTGAACTTTGCTGGGCCGTTCCAGTGCTTGTTTGAGCCGAAGCGCTTTAAGGTGCTTTGGGGTGGTAGAGGGGCGGGTCGGAGCTGGGGCTGTGCGAGAGCGCTGTTGCAGATGGGAAGGCAGAGGGCTCTGAGGGTGCTCTGTGTGAGAGAGTTTCAGAATAGTATTGATGACTCGGTACATAAGGTGCTTAAGGATCAGGTGCGAGCGCTAGGGTGGGAGGGTTTCTACGATGTCCAGAAGACCAAGATTATCGGGCTTAATGGGACTGAATTCTCCTTCGAAGGAATTAAAAACAATGTCAACAGGATCAAGTCCTATGAAGGAATTGATATCTGCTGGTGTGAAGAGGCTGCAAAGACCTCAAAAAACTCCTGGGGCGTCCTTATCCCCACCATCCGAAAGGAAGGAAGTGAAATCTGGCTTACCTTCAACCCAGAGCTTGAGACAGACTACACCTACCAGAGGTTCATCAAAGACCCGAATCTGAAGCCCGTCGGGGCGAGGAGGTTCTCTGGGCCTATTGGCGGCGCACCGATGCTGGAGAATGAAAGCGCGTTTGTTTGTAAGATGACGTATGCCCATAACCCCTGGTTCCCGCAGGTGCTTAAGGAGGAGATGGAGCGGGATAAGGAAAGGGACTATGATTATTATTTGAATGTGTGGGAGGGGCACTGTGTTCAGTATCTGGAGGGAGTGGTTTATGCTAAGGAGCTGAGGAAGGCTCAGGAGGAGGGCCGGATCTGCTCAGTACCGTGGGAAAGGACCGTTCCTGTCAACACATACTGGGATTTGGGGAAGAGAGATGCGACGGCGATATGGTTCGCTCAGTATGTGGGAATGCAGCTGCGGATCGTTGATTACTACGAGGCGACAGGGCAAAACATTGAGCATTTTATGGATGTGCTCCAAGCACGACGCTATGTTTACGGACTGCATGTTCTGCCATTTGATGCAGAGCATGAGCGACTTGGAATGCGTAAAACCATTAAAGAGCAGATCGGAGCTTTCTATCCGGGGAAGGTCAGAATAGCGCGGAAGATTGCGCAGACCGATGGCATTAATATGGTAAGAATGCTGTTTCCGAACATGTGGTTTGATGACGACCACTGTGAGGAGGGGCTGAATGCGTTGAGGCATTTTAGGTATAAGGTGGAGGAGGAGAAGAGGGGCGATCGGCCGGGACAGTTGAGTAAGGAGCCGATACATGACTGGGCGAGCCATGCGGGAGCGGCGCTCAGGTATATGGCAGTGAGTATTAAGGACCCGAGCTTTGATAGTGACGCAAGTGAAGTCACGATGCAGAAGCTGAGGGATATTGTGATTAATAAGTTTGCGGATAAGCTGCCGGGGCTGGGGTGGCTGGCGCAATGAGGTTGAGGTAGATGGCTGAGACTGCACTTAGTTATAATACGGGGCCTCGGAGGGTAGCGCTTACGGGGAATGTTACGCTGGATACGGCGAGGGATCGCTGGCAGCGGGTGAGTGAGTGGGAGAGTGATTTTCGAAGCAGGTTCATTGCGGATGTGCAGTTCGCTAATGCGGACTCGGATAATGGGTGGCAATGGCCTAGCCAGTATAGGGCGATCAGGGACGCGGCTGCACGGCCCTGCTTGACCATCAATATTATCCGGCAGCATAACTTGATGATAAGCAATGAGCTACGTAAGAATAAATCAAGTATTAGAGTTGTCGGAACGGGAAACGGAGCAACTGCGGAAAGCGCATCCTGCTTTAGAGACCTTATTCGTCGCGTTGAGTACATATCAAACGCGCAAGCTGCGGTGTACGCTCCGGCTCGAAAATGGCAGGTTGATGGCGGAATTGGCTGGATACGTGTCGCTACCGACTATGCAGGGGATGATACTTTCGATCAGGAAGTGTTTCTCCGGCCAGTCTTAGATCCGCTGACTGTGTATGTTGATCCAGACTGCAAGCAGCATGACTGTAGTGATGCGAAGTTTCTGTTCGCGTTTGACAGGATGCTGCCCGAAGAGCTGGAGGAGCTGTATCCAGGGCAGGGGCCGTGGGAGCGGAGTCCGCTGCAGATTGGGCCAGCTGATCTGGAGAATGATGAGCGGGTGACCGTTCTGGAGTATTTTGTGAGAGAGAAGGCGGACGACGAGCTGGTCAGCTTCAGGACGCGGGATGGTCAGCGGAATGAGATGAAGAAGAGTCTGCTGAGTCAGTTTAAGGGGTATGATCAGGTGATGGATGCGCCGGGGACTAAGGTGCGCTCTATCTCGAGCATGGAGGTGCGACGGTATTTTATTTGTGGAAGTAGGGCGATTGGGGAGAAGGGCGATCTGGAGGACGAGCACGGCAATCCGTATCAGCTCTGGGTGGGGAGTAGAATTCCGTTTGTACCTGTGAAGGGGGAGGAGTTCTCATTCCGGGGGCGGTTGGATCGGAAGGGTCATACGAGGGCAATGAAAGATGCCCAGCGAATGTTTAACTATAATGCGTCGAGCCAGGTCGAACATGTGGCGATGCAGGGCAAGACTCCTTATTCGGGGTCTGTTGATGCTATTGCGGGTCTTGAGAAGTATTGGGACCATGCTAATACTACTAATTATTCTTTTTTAGGTTTTAAGACGAAGGATAGTGAGGGGGAGGAGATTCCGCCCCAGGCGTACCCGAAGAGGGAGCAGCCGCCGCAGGGAAGTCCCGCGTATGCTGAGATGATGGATCGGGCTTTTAACTGGCTGATGATGGCGTCGGGCCAATGGCAGAACCAGATGGGGATGCAAGGGAATGAGCGGACTGGCGAGGCCATCAAGCAAAGACAGCAGCAGTCGGATACGAGTACTTTTCATTTCCAGGACAACTATGAGGCGGCACTCCAGAGTGTTGGGCGAATGCTCATTGAAGTTCTTCCGAAAGTTTATGACACAGCCAGGGTTCTCAAGGTGGTGGCTGAGGATGGTGTTGAAAAGGAGATCGAGGTCGATCCTGGGGCGCGAATGGCTTACTTCCAGGAGATGGATCATCGCGGAGAGGTGGCACGGAGGATTTTCAATCCATCTGTTGGAAAATATGATGTGGCGGCTTCGGTCGGGCCTGCTTATGGGACGAAGAGGGATGAGAGTGTGAATGCGATGACGCTCATCCTGACGCAGGCGCCGCAGCTCGTGGGCATTGTGGGCGACCTGCTGCTGGATGCGATGGACTTCGATAAGGCGCAGGAAGCGGCGCAGCGGCTTAAGAGGATGGTGCCGCCGCAGGCGCTTGGACAGGGGCCGACGCCGACCGAGCAGCAACAGCAACAGATGATACAGAGTTTGCAGGCTGCATTGCAGAAATCACTTGAAAGGCAGGGCAAAGATCAGCTGAAGCTGGTCGGTAAGGACCAGATGAGGGATATTGATGTGTATAAGGCGGAGACGGATCGGATGAAGGTTCTGGCTCCGATGGCTCCGGAGGAGATGAAGCAGCTGGTCACGCAGCTTGTGCAGGATGCGCTCCAGTCGAGTTTGGAGCAGATTATGACGGCGAATAAGGAGGGGGTCGAGACCGAGAGTGTGGAGGAGAATGAGACGCCGCAGGAGTTGGAGGCGCATCCGAGCAATTTGCCGGGAGCGAGACAGGCCCCTGATGGAGAGTATTATGTGAGGAGGCCGGGTGGCGGCTACTCGAGAGTGAGGAGCGTGGGACGTGGCTGACGATCTGACGCCCACCCAGCAGACAATGGAAGACTGGAATGATTTGCTGCCCTATGGGCTGGGAGGCTATCCCGCCTATGGGGTGGGGAGTAGGTGGCCGGATACGGTGGCGACGAACCCGCTCGCCGCTTTCCAGTATGGTATTAAGCAGAGGGAAACTCTGGGAGGCAATCCGGCACTTGTGCCGGTTGACTCTCATGGGAGGTATGTGCCGAACTCGGCACAGGCAGCTGGGCCGTGGCAGATTACGCCGAAGTTTCAGGATAAGTATGGGCTGCCGGGAGCAGATAGACTGACGCCAGAGGGAAATGAGCTGATTGGGCGTGCGGGGACTGAGGCGCTGTTTAATCGGTATGGAGGGGATGCAAGTAGGGCTGCGGTTGCGTATAATAGTCCGGAGAGTAATGTTACGCCGCCTGGCAGCCCGACTCCGTGGAAGAGGGACTATGCGAACAATCCGGCTGCGCCGAGTGGGACGCGAGTGAGCGATTATGTGGCGGCTGTGAATAATTATATGAAGGGTTATCAGGGGATGGATAGGTGGGCCAATCAGGCCTGGCAGCAGGGAAGGCAGCCGGTCAGTGCTTATACGCAGGATTTTATGAACAGGGTGCTTCAGAGTTCTGCGCCGACGATGACGGGGTTCGACGATGGCCTATGAAGATGATGATGACGATCTGGGGAGGAACTTGCTTAGTGCGGGCGGGAGTCCGATAAGCTCGTATGGGTATGATCCGCTGTCGTTTGGGCATCCGGCGGCGGCTCCAGAAGGGAGTGCGGGTGGCCTGGGCGAGAGTGTGAGTACGACCGCAGGACCGACACTGCAGCATGCGGGATTTGGTGGACTGGGGCCGAGTCTGGGGACGCAGGTTGCGAGCACTTCGCCGACTCCTATTAAGATTAATCCGGCGCCTACTCTTTCGGTGCCGCAACCGGAGAAGCATGCGCTGAGTCCGCTGGTGACGGATGAGGGGGCGCATCCGCCGGGGCAGCCTAGTGGGCTGACGCCCAACATTAATTCTCTGCTGGGTGGGCCGTTCAATCCGCCGTTCGCAGCGACGCCGAGCGAGGCGATGGGACAGGGTAATGTCGGGCCGGTTCCGGCGGGCTCTGTGGGGGTGATGGGAGGCGGGGCCTGGAAGATGCCCGATCTGCCGCCCGAGGCCTGGGGAGTGCTGACGAAGATTGCGAGCGGGGAGGCGACTTCGTATAACCAGAGGTATGCAGGGACGGGAAATAAGGCTGCGTTCTTTAATGACTATAGGGATCATCCGCGGATTAAGGAGAGTAGTCCGGATGGGCCGAGTGATGCAGCGGGTATGTTCCAGTTTCTTAGTTCGACCTGGGATACCGAGGCGAGGAAGCTTGGGCTGAAGGATTTTAGTCCGCCCAATCAGGTGAGGGCGGCGTGGGATCTGGCAACGTCTGTTTATAATAAGGATGGGAGAGATCTGCTGGCTGATGCAAAGGCGGGCAAAGTGGACTGGAGTAGGCTTGCGAGTACTTGGACGAGTTTGAAGAGGGGCGGTGGTGTTAGAGCGGAGGTGCCTGCACCGGGAGAGGCTGTGACCTCGGGGAAGGGGACTGCTGGCGGAACTTCGGGGTCGAATGTGGGGATGGATCAGTTTAATCAGATGAATGAGCATTATAGAAAGCTGATGCAATGGGCGATGCTGAGGTCGGCGCTCAGTCAGATCAATGTGCCGATGCAGCACTATGATCCGTGGGCAGTGCATCGGTTCGCGGTGGGTGGAGGGTATTAGTGCCACTTGAGCTGGAGGATGTGGATTATGATCCGTTCAAGAGTCCGTTGACTCTTGAGCCGGTCAGCCACGACCCGTTCAATCCATGGACGACTGAGATGCAAGGCGGCACTCCGCTGGTGAATGGCTTTGTGAAGAGAGGTGCGGAAGCTCCGGCTTCGACATATCCAGCGGATGTTGTGAAGAATTTGAATGCAGGGCTCGGGCAGAAGGGGGATGTGCTGTCGGATGATGCGGGGGCGCAAGCGGAGCAGCTGAGGAGGGCGAGCGAGATTAATCCATGGCTGCCGGGGATGAATGAGGACTGGAGGCAGTTTACGCGGAACCCGGAGCATAGCTTTGCGGCGAAGAAGGCTGTGGATCTGGCAGGCTCCACGATGAACTTTTTGAGTGGGCTGCAGAATGTGCCGAGCGCGCTGAAGAATGAGCTGGAGACGTTTATTAATCCGATCTATGGGAAGGGGAAGGTCGGCAGTCCGGACTGGCAGAGGGCTAATTTTGATATTGCTTCGAGTCTGGTGGGCGGCCCTGAGGGCTCCGTGGGGGCGGGCTGGTCTCCGGAAGCGTTAAAATTTCTGGAGAAGAAGGGTCTGGATGCAAAGAATATAAGCCCGCTCGAAATCAAGAGTGGGATTGCACATGATCCGAATTTTGGAGCTTATCCGTATGACAATGAATGGGCAGAGGCGCTGAAGATCCATGAAGGAAATGGTTGGAGTCCGAGCGCGCTAGAGCACTTGGAGAAGCACGGGAAGATTGCAGCAGACGCCTCTCCAAAGGAGGTGGAGGGCATGATTAATGCTGGGCAGGTTGACCCACTGAAGGGAGGGGACGCGAAGATCTGGGGTGATGCGCTGAGTAAGCACTTCCAGGATGAAGAGCAGAAGATGGGTCTAGAGACTCCTCCGGCAGAGACGACGTTCGAGCCGATTGGGACTACTGACTGGACGGCTGGAGCGAAGAAGTATCTGGAGGGGCAGCTGGGGCTGAAGCCGCCGCTCGAGACGCCGACGGCCGCGGCGATCAGCCAGATGCTGGAGAAGGGGCCTGAATGGACCAAGACTTTTGCTGGGAATGAGAAGCCTGGGACTCCGGGATTTGGGTCGGCGCAGATGGTGCTGGCGAAGCATGAGATGGAGACGCAAGCGGCGGCCAAGGCTGCGGAGGCGGAAGCGCAAGCGAAAGCGGCTGCCGATGCAGCTGCTGCCAAGAAGGCTCCTAAGTCTGTTGCACCAACTCAGTCTGCAAGTCAGGCTCTAGGATTGGAACCATCTAAAGCAGCCGGGCCATCGGCCTCGGCTGCTTTAGATTTTACGCCGAATGCAGGCTGGACGCCGGAGGCGATTAAGTATTTGCAGGATAATCATTGGACGGGGAATGCGAAGAGTGCGCTTAAGGGAGATCCGCAGAGTTTGGCGGACATGATTAAGAATGGGACTTGGGGTGATGCAGGCGGACATTATACGAAGGCGCTTGAGCTGAGTGGAGTGAAGCCGGAAGTCGGAGCGGCTCCGGCGCATACGACTGTGCAGGGGCCGGTGACGCATCCGCAGGCAGATGAGGCTGGAAAGAAGGTTCTGATTAAGGACCCGAGTGTCAATACGGTGCAGAACTGGGGGAAGCCAGGTGAGATCACTACTTTTACTCCTGCTGGGGCGAAGCCTACTGGATTTGGCCCCTGGGATGCGCCTAAAGATGCCGCCGGATGGGAGAAGGAGAGGGGAACGCCGATCAAGGAGCCAGCGTTTGTTCCGGCTAAGGGACTTCCTTCGGGGGCTGGTGTTGTGGTTATGGAGCCTGGTGGCAAGGGCGCTTGGATTGTAAGTCCGACGAATAAGTTTGGGGATGAGTACGCGCTCCCGAAGGGGAGGGTGGATAAGGGGATGGATCAGCAGAGTACGGCGCTGAAGGAGGCGTATGAGGAGACTGGGCTCAGGATTAAGCTGAGGGCTCATCTGGGGGATGTGACGAGCCCATATAGTAGGACGAGGTATTATTTGGGAGAGAGGGCTGGTGGTGATCCGAGTCATATGGGCTGGGAGAGTCAGGCGGTGCATCATGTGCCGATTGACAAGGTGAAGGGGATGCTCAACCCGAAGGAGCAGGAGATTTTTGATAAGGCTGTAGAGGCAGCTAAGACAACTATGAAGCCCAAGGCCACGGCTGCGGGGACAGCTACGACGGCTCAAGATGCACTGTTTGGGAGTGGGCCTGTTAAGGCCCAATCACAAGGAGTGTCGGCGGCAGATTGGAAGAAGTTCTGGGAGACGTACTATCCTCCGCTGAAGGTACCGAAGAAGCAGGGGGCGGTGCCACCGTTCAATCCGAATGCGCTGCCGATGGATATGGCTAGTGTGCAGAAGCGGATGGAGGAAGCGGGCTTTGGGCCGCATCAGGGGCAATGGGCTTGGTGGCGTGGCGTGAGTAAGGATACGCCGTTCAGTTGGGAGAAGATGGGATACCATGATCCGGTGCAAGCTGGAGCGACAGAGCCTGCTATATTTCTACATGAGGAGAATGCACCTGCCGGGCACTATGGAAGTCTGGTTAATCCGCATCTTGTGAAGAGTGAGAACCCGAAGACGCTCGACTGGAAGGGAGCGGGGTACTCGGGTGGGAAGATGAGTAAGGCGATTAAGGATGCGTGGGCAGCAGGACATGATACGCTGCTGATTAAGAATATTGCTGATTTGGGAGGGACGCACCACCAGCTGATGGTGCGTCATCCGAGTCAGCTGAGGCATCCGTATGCAGTGTTTGACCCGGCATTTAAGAAGAGTGGGAACTTGTTGTCGGCACGAGGATTGCCGCTTGGAGGAGTTAACGCATTGGGAGGCAAATCCTCGGATGCCTCCCGAAGGGAGGCAGCCAGTGCGCAATGAACTGGAGAGGTTGAAAGCGTGGAAGGGGATGAAGAAGCGGATCAAGGCTGTTCATCCTGTGATCGCGAATGCAGCGTATGGGATTGTGATGGAGAGCTATGAGAGTCTTATGCATCACAATGAGCATTGGGCTGCGTTCAAGAGGCAGTTTCCTGGGAGGAATGGGAGGGAGCTGGAGCAGATTTATCTGGAGTGGAATTGGGCTAAGGGAGTCGAGGCGGCAAGGCAGACGCTCGCGAGAATGCTTGATCCTGCGGTTAGTCCTAGCCTGAGTAATGAGGAGCGGGTGAAAATTCATGAGGCACTCGTTATGGATAAGAGCTTGCAGATGGGTCGTGGGACCGATTATCTGCATACAGGGAGAATGAACTGATGGCTACTGAGAATGATGATAAAGTTTCGGCCCCTGTCGAGGGGGCTGAGCCGGCGGTTGAAGCGGTTACTCCCCCCGCTCCTGCCGAAGGGGAGCGGGTGGTTGGTGAATCCTCCCACGGCGAGCCGCCCGCTCCCAGTCCGGCGCAACCTGAGACGCCGAAAGGGGCTTGGCCGAAATCTGCCGTGGATCGGGTTGCGAAGCTGACGGCCAGACTCAGGGAGTATGAGGCGAAGGGACCGGGGGCTGACAAGCCTATTGATCCGGGAACGGGGCAGCGACTGACGGACGCGCAGATTGATCAGATGATTAATGAGCGGGCTACGATGGTGGCTGCTCAAAGGACGTTTGATAGTGCGTGTAATGAGGCCGCGCAGAGGGGCGCTGGGAAGTATCCGGATTGGCAGGTGCGGCTGAATGGGATCACGCAGCTGGTGGATCAGGCCGATCCACGCTCCTTGCAGAATTATAATATCTTTTTGCAGGCGGCACTGGAGACGGGCGATCCGGAGGGAGTCATTCATCGGCTGGGTGGCAATCTGGAGGAGGCAGCGAGGGTGCTGAACCTGGCTCCGGTCAAGATGACGATGGAGGTCGCGAAGCTGGTGAGGGCGGGGCCGGGAGAGCCGAGTAAGGCGCCGAAACCTATTAGGCCGGTCGGGAGTAGCTCTCCGGTGAATGCGGCTGCGCCGGATGACTCGGATCGGGCTAAGGAGATGGATACGGCTGCATGGATGAAGGCCCGGAATGCGCAGGCCAAGGAGCGGGGTATTCGCTGATGAGGTGCGAGTGGTGTCACGGGCAGACGCTCAAGGACGGGTATCCGTGCTGGCACTGTCTGGGCGGCGAGATGAGCTGCTGTGAAGGAGGAGTGTGTGATGCCAAAGATCCTGGAGAAGGCGGTCAGCAAGATCAAGGCGAAGGGCGGAGTGGACGATCCATGGGCGGTGGCAACGAGCGCTCTGCAGAAGGCCGGGGATCTGAAGAAGGGAACTAATAAGCCGACTGAGAAAGGCATCAGACGAGGGAATATGACCGAGAGTCAACGGGAGAAGACTCGCCGGTAGAGCTTCGGGCCTCGGCCCGATGTCGGAGTTGCCAGACTCCTTAAAGACTGGCCAGCCCTGGGACTGTGCTCCCTGTAAGAGGTAACAGCGGTGACTCGCCGCAGAAAGGATCAATTCGGAGAACTCCGGTGTCTAATACGCTTCTTACGATCGACCTCGTTACGAGGGAAGCGATCAGGATCTGGAAGAATACTAATGCGTTCATCCAGAATGTGGATATGCAATATGATGACAGCTTCGCCGTCTCTGGGGCGAAGACTGGCAATGCGATCAGGATCAGGCTGCCCAACGACTACATTGTGGCAACCGGCCCTGGGCTGGTGGTTCAGGATACCGCGGAACAGAGCGTTACGCTGACGCTGGCGACTCAGAAGCACGTTGCTGTTGCGTTCACTACGCAAGAGCGGACGATGCGCTTGGACGACTTCTCCAGGCGTATTCTCGCTCCGGCGGTGAACAATCTGGCGGGTAACGTGGCGGCAGACATTATGTCTGGCGTCGAGGGCGGCGTCTGTAATTTGGTGGCCAATCAGGATACGAGCAATAATATCCTGAGCCCGATTGCCGCCACCTATCTGCTGGCAGGCGCGAACATGGACAACAACTCCGCGCCGATCGAGAACAGGAAGGTGGTCAACTCGCCCAATACGGAGGCGAGGATGGTCGCTACCCTGGCCGGTCTGCTCAATCCCGCGCCTGAGATTGGCAGGCAGTATGTGACGGGCCGGATGTACGATGCGCTCGGGTTCATCTGGATGAAGGACCAGACTGTCATCGCGCATACGAGCGGCACGTCGGCGCAGGGCTCCATTACCGTCAATGGGGCCAACCAGACTGGGTTGAGTTTGACGGTGACGGCGGGCACTACTACGTTCGCGGCTGGTGACATTGTTACTATTCCGGGTGTCTATAAGGTGAACAGGATCACCAAGCAGACCACGGGCCAGCTCGAACAGTTCGTGGTGACTGCGCCACTCGCGAGCGGTGGGACGTCGCTCTCCATTTATCCGGCGATTGTTCCTCCGAATGGGAACATGCCCGTCCAGTATCAGACGGTCACGGCGTCTCCGGCGAATGGTGCTGCGGTCAACCCGACGAACAACCTGGCGGCCAGCTCTGTTTACCGGAAGAACTTCGTGTTCGCGCCGGAGGCTGTCACGCTGGCGACCGCGGACTTGGAGACCCCGGAGAATGTGCATGCGGTTGCGCGTGACCAGTTCGACGGGATCAGCATGCGGATGATCTCGGATTACTTCATTGGGAGCGACCAGCTTATTACGAGGCTGGACGTGCTCTATGGGTACCTGTGGATCAGGCCAGAGTGGGCAGTGATTGTCGCGGATGTCATCTGACTCGCACGATCTATGGATGGGTAATCTCAAGAAGCTGGGGGGCCAATTCTGGCCCCCCAAGAAGGAGGATACTATGCCGCAAGTGGGTGCCAAGTTTCCGATGATGCTGTATAAGCAGGACAATCCGGAGATGGTTGTCTACGATGAGGAGGAGTTGAGGCAGGGTAAGGAGAGGGGCTGGCATGAGGCCCACTCGACGGAGCCGCCAGCAGAGGCTCCACAGCCGCAAGAGGAGCCGAAGAAGCATAAGAACGAGGATCATAAGGAACACAAGAAGAAGGAGAAGTGAGATGCCGAGGAATAGGACACAGAGGGTTTACTCCGTCTATCATGCGATGGACGAGGCGGGAGTGTTCGAGGACAATGTGGCGAATGCCCAGGCTGTCAATCAGGATGGGATCAGCATTTATGCTGGGCCTGTGCAGTATCCTAAGATGCTGTACCATCCGCAGGGTGAAATGGAACTGGTGAGCCAGGGGATTATGGTCACGAACAGGGACGGCGACCCTGTGCGGGATGAGAGGGGGAATGTCAAGTATGCGGGGCAGCACTGGGGTGTGAAGAATGTGACGGTGCAGAGCCCAGAGGAGGAGGCGGAGTTTGTGGGGAAGGGCTGGCACCTGACAGAGGCTGCGGCCAGGCGCATTAATCCGGCGACTGCTGGGAGTGCGCCGCCGAAGTCGCCGTATGAGATTCTGCAGGAGAAGTATAAGGATATGGAGGAAAGGTTGGCGGCTCAGGAGAAGGCTGCTCCGCCGCCCACACTTAATCCGACGGCCCAGCGCACGGGAGTGGGAGTGAAGTAGTATGAGCCAGTTAACTCCTCTCGAGACGTCAGTTGACGATATTTGCCAGGCTGCGCTCAAGGAGTGCGGTGCGGTCGGTATGGGCCAAGTGGCGACTGGAGAGGAGGTGACTGATGCGTGGGCTCGGCTCCAGTGGATGCTTCAGGAGTGGGGCGAAGATCCGTTCATGGTCTGGGCTTCCCAGACCATTACAATACAGAATATTGATGTTAGCCTGTTGCCTGTTGATACGAATATGGGGACCAGCAGCTATCCGGTGTATTATTTTCCAGTGGGGCCTGGAGCAGGAGCGCAGGGCGGCTTCGAGACAGGGCCAGACAATACGGCGCAGACCCCCACGCAGTCGATCTCTGTGAGCCCGAGGCGGCTCAAGGCGGTGTTCCTGAGACAGAGTCAGGGAGTGGGATTGCCGATTGACTATCCGCTGATGCGGATGGAGGCCGAGGAGGACTTCTCTAGGATCGCGCTGAAGGGGATGGTAAGTTTTCCGGGAGCTTTTTATTATAGACCGAGCTGGCCGCTCGGCAATTTGTTTATTGCGCCGCTGCCCACGGACAGGATTTATGGGCTCGGCATTGTGATGCGGCAACAGATGCCCATCCAGTTTTTGACTACGGCAGATATTTTTGAAATTCCGTTCCTGTTCTTTAATGCGTTTTATACTAATTTGGCGATACGGCTGAGGCCGCACTATGGTATCAGGACGGGACCAGGAGATCATCTACCCGAGATAGCTCGGGGAGCAAGAGCTGCGATCAAAGCGAATGCGGCACAGATCGCGGTGCTAGAGCTGCCGCAGGAGCTTAGTAGGCCGAGGATCTACAACATATTCAGTGATCGGTCCTATTAAGAGAAACCGCGACCCGAAGGGTCGCAAGGAGCGCGTTATGTCTTTTATGGTTCTTCCAACTACCCCGATCACGAACTATGTGACGGCAGCGGCAGGTGGTGCGTATGCTAACTCGCCGCAGCTGACGCTCGGGATCAATGAGGTGACTACCGTTGTCACGGCGGGCGACTCCGTTCAAGCGCCTCCGGCAAATATCGGCGGCTCGTTCGTCGTTATTAACTCGGGTGCGGCGGGCACGACTGGTCTCAAGATCTGGGGCCAGGCAGCGAATGCGGCGAACGGCGGCGTGGCCGACCAGTTCATGCTGCACGGCTCTTCGGCGCTGACTCCGGCAGCGACGGGTGTCGCACTCGCTGCGGGTCACTGCTCTTGGTTCACCTGCACGCAGCCTGGCGTCTGGAAACAGATCGGCGACTTTTCGTAATGGGGTTGGCTCACCCAATGGTGGGCCAATTCTCCTGCTGAGGAGGCTAGGATGCCAGGTGCTTCACATATAAGCAATATGCCCTCATTTTCGAGAGGGCCGGGGCCGACCCTCGTGGATGGGGGCGACCTTACCAACCTCTACAATATCCTGCTGGGCAATAAGGTGGGAATTGTAGCGGGGTCGGGCGGCGGGATCGCGAATGCAGTACAGTTGAATACGGGCGTGAACGAGGTTAATACGGTCGGAGCGGCGGCCGACTCACTCAAGCTTCCGGCGGCGATCTCCGGGAGTCAGGTCTGGGTGATTAATAATGCTGCGGCCAACTCGTGTAGTATCTACACGACGCAGCTGAATGCGGTGACGGGGGCGGCAGACGTGGTGGTGCCGCATGGGACGGGGACAGCGAATGCACCTACGGCGGCCACTACACTGGCAGCTGGACATGCGACGCTCTTTGTGGTGTCCTCGCTCGGCAAGTGGAAGCAAGTCGGGGACTTCGCCTAATGGCAAACTCACCCATCCCTCAGAGTAGGTATCCGAGTTTCAATAGGACTACGGGTCCGATGATGCCGGATGGCGAAGATCTGCTGCTACTGGCGGCCGATGTTATGGGCTATGCGGGCGGTGGCGTCCCCGAAGCGCCGCTGACTGGTGGTCCGTATGGTCGCCAGGGTGGGGGATGGGTGACTATCAATGTGGGCGTCTCGTCTGTGGCCGGGAAGACCGGCGTAGTTGTACTTAATCACAATGATATTACGGACTGGGTTGCGGCGACTGCATCTTTCATTACTGGCAATCAGACGGTTACGCTGAGCGGAGATGTGACCGGGAGTGGCGCAACGAACATTGCGGCCACACTCGCGGCCTCGGGGGTGACGGCGGGCTCCTATACGAGTGCGAACATTACGGTGGATGCGAAGGGGCGCGTGACGGCGGCTGCGAATGGGAGTGGGGGCGGGATTACGGACGCTCCGTCGGATGGTACTACGTATGCGAGGAATAATGCGACCTGGGTTCATCTGACTCATAGCGATCTGACGGACTGGGCTTCGGCGACAGCCACTTTTGTGACCGCTGCGTTTGTAGCGGCGACGTATGCTCCGCTCGCGAGTCCTACGCTGACGGGGACGCTGACCTATCAGAGGTCAGCGCTCACGGTGCCAGGGGTGGTGACGGCTAATGGGGCGACGACTGTTAATTGGCAGAATGGAGAGTATCAGCAGGTTAGTCTGACGGCGAATGCAACTATTGCAGTGAGTAATTGGCCAGCGACTGGGAATTTTGCAAAGCTGGTGCTGGATATTACGAATGCAGGCAGCTTCAATGTGACGTCGTGGCCAGCTGGAACGATCTGGGCTGGAGGGACCGTACCTACAATCACGGCCTCTGGTAGGGATTTGATTATGCTGGTGACGGCAAATGGTGGTACGACTATACTTGGTAATGTGGTTGGGCAGGGGTATCACTGATGTATGCTTTCGGCGACTCTTTTGATCTCTACCCAACCTATGCTACGGCATCGCCAGTCGAAATGATTGCGGGTTATTGGGATAGCTCAGCAGGTAATTTCAATACTCAGACGGGCCGATTTGCTGGTGGCCGCTCGATGAGCTTCACGTCGAATGCTAATATTACCAAGTCGTCGAATTCTAATGATACTGTTCATCATATTGTCGTTGCCGTTCTTCAGAGTGCAGCACTTGCCGCGCCGGGATCGGGAAGCGTCGGGCTGTTCTTTGAACTTCTCGATGGCACGACAGCGCAATGTACAGTA